CAGCAGGCCCTGGGCGAGTTTTTCACAGGCGACCAGGAGCTGATTGATTACGCCCAGGAAATCTGCGGACTCATGGCCATTGGCAAAGTGTATGTGGAAGCCCTGGTCATTGCCTATGGCGATGGACGGAACGGGAAATCTACCTACTGGAACTCCATCGCCCGGGTGCTGGGGAGCTATTGCGGCGGCATTTCTGCGGATGCCCTGACGGCGAACTGCAAGCGGAACATCAAGCCGGAAATGGCGGAACTCAAGGGCAAGCGCATGGTCATCGCGGCCGAGATGGAAGAAGGCGTCCGGCTTTCCACTTCCGTCCTGAAGCAGCTCTGCTCTACGGATGAAGTCGGCGGCGAAAAGAAATACAAAACGCCGTTTACCTTTGTACCGACCCATACGCTGGTCCTGTATACCAACCATCTGCCCCGCGTCGGGGCCAGTGATGAAGGGACATGGCGCCGGCTTATCGTCATCCCCTTCAAGGCGCAGTTTGAAGGCCATGGCGAAATCAAGAATTATGCGGATTATCTGGTGGAAATTGCCGGGCCTGCTATCCTGCGCTGGATCATCGAAGGAGCGGAGAATGTCATTGCCAGCGAGTACCATCTGACCATGCCGAAATGTGTGCGGGATGCTATCCAGGAATACCGCGGGCAGAATGACTGGCTCCGTCATTTTCTGGAAGACTGCTGCGATGTGGATCCATCATGCCAGGAAAAGTCCGGGGCGCTTTATACGGCCTACCGCTTGTACTGCCAGCAGATGAATGAGTATACCCGCAGTACGACGGATTTTTATGGGGCCCTGGAGAAAGCAGGTTTCGACAGGCGCAAGCGGAAAGCCGGGTATTTTATTTATGGATTGAAACTGAAGGTCACAGATTTCTTGTAAGAAAAGGGAAGGGTGCAGGTCGGTGCAGGTCTATCCATAAACTCCCTTTAGGGCTGAAAAATAGAAAAAATGCCTTTAAGGAAAGTTTGCGGAACGACCTTCAACGACCTGCACCCCAGTAAAAAAGAGGTGATACCGATGCGTGAAAAAGAGATAGAACATCATCTGGTGATGGAAACCAGGAGGGCAGGCGGTATGGCAGTGAAGTTTGTTTCGCCATCGTTTTCCGGCATGCCGGACCGCTTGGTCCTATTGGGTGATGGGAAGATGGGCTTCGTGGAAGTGAAGGCACCGGGGCAGAAGCCGCGGCCGCTGCAGCTGAGGCGCCATGCCATGCTGCGGAGACTGGGCTATCAGATCTTCGTCCTGGATGCCATGGAGGACATCCCCGCTGTCCTGAAGGCCATCGCCCACACGCCCGATGGGAAAGGGGGCGGAGGTGCATGAAGTTCATGCCACATGAATATCAGAAATACGCCATCGAATATATCAAGTCCCATCCCGTTACAGCCCTGTTCCTGGACATGGGCCTTGGCAAGACGGTGACGACGCTGACGGCCATCCGGGACTTGATGTATGACACCTTTGAAGTACAGCGGGTGCTGGTGGTCGCTCCGCTGCGGGTGGCGAGAGACACCTGGCCGGATGAAATCAAGAAGTGGGACCATTTGAAATGCCTTACCTGTTCCGTCGTGGTCGGCAGCGTGGCAGAACGGCGGCAGGCCTTGCAGCAGGATGCGGATATCTATATCGTGAACCGCGAGAACCTGGCCTGGCTCTATGAGAACAGCCGCCTGGAGTTCGATATGGTCGTCCTGGACGAGCTATCGAGTTTCAAGAACGCCCAGTCCAAACGGTTCAAGGCTATGAAAGCCATGCGCCCCAGGATGAAACGCATCGTTGGCCTTACGGGAACGCCAAGCGGCAATGGCTTGATGGATCTCTGGGCCGAGTTCCGCATCCTGGATATGGGAAAGCGGCTGGGGAGATATATCAGCCAGTACCGCAACCTGTACTTCCAGCCGGATAAGCGCAATGGCATGGTGGTATATTCCTACAAACCCCTGCCGGGAGCGGAAGAAGCCATCTATCACCAGATTGCCGACATCACCGTGTCCATGAAGGCGACCGATTACTTGAAAATGCCGGAGCTGGTGAGCGTAGCGAAGGAAGTCAGCCTGAGCGAGAAAGAAAAGGAACGGTATGATGAACTGAAGAAATCCCTGGTGCTGGAGCTTCCAGGCGGCGAGATCACAGCCGCCAATGCTGCGTCGCTTACCTTGAAGCTTTCACAGATGGCGAACGGCGCCATTTATACAGATGACAAGGATGTGGTGACCATCCATGACCGGAAGCTGGATGCCTTGGAAGACCTGGTGGAAAGCGCCAACGGGAAACCGGTCCTGGTGGCCTATTGGTTCAAGCACGATAAAGACCGCATTCAGCAGCGGATGGAAGCCCGGGAACTGAAGGAGCCGCAGGACTTCGCCGACTGGAACGCAGGAAAGATTCCCGTGGCGCTTATCCATCCGGCCTCTGCCGGACACGGCCTGAATCTGCAGCAGGGCGGTTCCACGCTTGTCTGGTTCGGGCTGACATGGAGTCTGGAACTATATCAACAAACGAATGCCAGGCTCTGGCGGCAGGGACAGACATCTGGAACCGTCGTCATTCAGCACATTATCACGAAAGGGACCATCGATGGACGCATTCTGAAGGCCCTGAAAGAAAAAAACAAGACCCAGGCTGCATTGATTGATGCAGTCCGGGCCAGCTTGCAAGGAGGCAGCCTATGAGTGTTATCTGGAAGTATCTGAATAAACGAAGCGGTGCCATTAATGCCATCCGGGATTACGACAGCATGCAGTTCATCATCGAAAATACCAGCGAGGATATCAAGCAGGCATATGCTGCCATGACCAGCCTGCATCCGTCCGGTTTCGATGGGATGCCGCACTCCAGCAACCCGCATGCCGTAGAAGATCATATCATCTCCGGTCTGGCAGACATCGACATCCTGAAGGAACGTTACCGGCAGGCGTTGGAGTACATGGCATGGTTTCAGCCCGCATGGGAGAAACTAAGCAGTGACGAGCAATATGTACTGCAAACCTTCTATGCTGATGAGGATGCACAAACGAGCGCTGTCTATGCCATCGCTGATCATTTCCACATCGAACGGTCCTCTGCCTACAAAAGGAAGAATCGTGCATTAGCTAAGTTTGCCATTCTTTTGTTTGGAAAGACATGATGTCCAAAATCGCGGACGCATTTATTCATTTGACGTGGTATACTAATAGCATGAAAGTATGAGAGAAGCCTTCGAAGGAGCAATCCTTTGAAGGCTTTTGCTATGTCTGGAGATGAACATTGTGCCTTGGAAACCAAAGAAACCGTGTGCCTACCCTGGTTGCAGGGAGTTGACCGTGAACCGGTACTGCGAGCAGCACCAAAAATTAATGGACAAACGTTATGACACGTACGAGCGCAGTCCTGTTGTCAAGAAACGATACGGCAGAGCGTGGAAGCGCATCCGGGACCGGTACATCGGAAAGCATCCTCTGTGTGAGATGTGCCTGAAGAACCACAAGACCACAGCGGCAACGGAGGTGCACCATATCCGTCCCCTATCCCGCGGCGGTACCCATGACGAGGATAACCTTATGGCGCTGTGCAAGCCGTGCCACTCACAAATAACCGCTGATATGGACGACCGTTGGCATCATGCCAAAAAGGAATACCATTACTAATGACTACGCTCCGCTGGGAGGGGCGGTCAAAATCTCTGGCGCGCCGAAATGCTAGACCGGTGCTGGGGTCACACGCACAAAAATTGCGGTTCAAACGGGGGATTTACCGCATGGGAGAGGAGTTGAACAGCCATGGCCAAGGACGGAACCAATCGCGGCGGCAGACGGATCCGCGCCGGGGACAAGCCGGAGGCGCTGGCCGATAAAATCGCCAAGGGAAAAGCAGCCACCATTATCGACCTGCCGACGCCTACGTTAGAAGGTGCCGAGTTAAACGATGCCGCAGATCTTACCGGCGAGGACATGCCGAATCCCAGCGACTATTTGTCTGCCCGGCAGCGGGACGGCAAGCCGCTTGGTGCCGACGATTTGTTCCGCCAGACCTGGCAATGGCTGAAGGACCGCGGCTGCGAACGGCTCGTCAATCCCCGGCTGCTGGAAGCCTATGCCCAGGCGTTTTCCCGGTATATCCAGTGCGAGGAAGCTATCAGCACCTATGGACTGCTCGGCAAGCATCCCACGACCGGTGGTGCGATTACCAGTCCATTTGTGCAGATGAGCCAGTCGTTCCAGAAGCAGGCGAACCTGCTCTGGTATGAGATTTTCGATATCGTCAAGCAAAACTGTACCACAGCGTTTGTGGGAAGTCCGCAGGATACGATGATGGAGCACCTGCTGCAGGCGCGGAAAGGGAAATAACCATGGAATTGATCAAAAAGAACATACAAGACCTCATCCCGGCAGCCTATAATCCACGAAAGGATTTGCAGCCGGGAGATCCGGAGTACGAAAAACTGAAACGCTCGCTGGATGAGTTCGGCTACGTCGAGCCTGTCATTTGGAACAAGCACACCGGCAACGTGGTCGGCGGACACCAGCGCTTGAAGGTACTTCAGCAGGAGGGCATCTCGGAAATCGACTGCATCGTCATCGACATGGACACCGAAAAGGAGAAAGCCTTAAACATCGCCCTCAATAAAATCAGCGGCGACTGGGATACGGATAAATTAGCGCTGCTCATTACCGACCTGCAGGGCAGCGACTTTGATGTATCGCTTACCGGTTTTGATCCGGCGGAACTGGATGACCTGTTCAAAGACGATATAAAGGATGGTGTGCATGAGGATGACTTTGATGTGGATGCCGAACTTAAGAAACCGGTATTTTCCAAGGCAGGTGATGTGTGGCAGTTGGGAACGCACCGATTGCTCTGCGGCGACAGCACCCAGCCGGAAACATACCAGCGATTACTGCAGGGAACACCGGTCAATCTGGTGGTCACTGACCCGCCATATAATGTGAATTATGAAGGCCGGGCCGGAAAAATCAAGAACGACCATCTGCAGAATGACAAATTCTATGAGTTTCTGCTCGCCGCTTTTACCTGCATGCACACTGTCATGGCAGAGGATGCCAGTATCTATGTGTTCCACGCCGACACCGAAGGATTTAACTTCAGGAAAGCCTTCTCGGATGCCGGTTTTTATTTATCCGGCTGCTGCATCTGGAAGAAGCAGTCGCTGGTGCTGGGACGCTCGCCTTACCAATGGCAGCATGAACCGGTGCTGTACGGCTGGAAGAAGAAAGGAAAGCATGAATGGTACACCGGACGGAAGGAATCCACTATCTGGGAGTTTGATAAACAAAAAAAGAATACGGACCATCCCACCATGAAGCCAATACCGCTTTTGGCCTACCCCATCCTAAATTCCAGCATGACCGGCTGCACCGTGCTGGATCCATTCGGCGGCAGCGGTTCGACGCTGTTGGCCTGCGAACAGACGAAACGACGCTGCTACATGGTGGAGCTCGATGAAAAATTCTGCGACGTCATTGTGAAACGGTATATCGAGCAGGTCGGCTCAAGCGAGCAGGTAACCGTGACACGGAATGGAAAGACCTATACCTATACTGAAGTGGAGGCAACATAATGCGTGTATGTATCAACCCCGGGCATGACCGGGAACGGGACAGCGGCGCTGTGAATCCCGACACCGGACTGCGGGAATGTGATGTGGTTGCTACGATTGGCAGTCTCGTCCAAACATATTTGGAAACAGCAGGCTGCGAGGTAAAATTATTGCAAAGCGATAATTTGGCCGGGGAAACACCGGATCTGCCCTGCGTGGTGGATACGGCAAACGCATGGCCAGCAGATGTATTCGTCAGTCTGCACTGCAATGCCGACAGCGGCTGCGCCCGTGGTACGGAAACGCTTATCTATGCCAACGGCAGCGGTCAGTCTCCGCAGCTTGCCGCCTGCATTCAGTCGCAGATTGTACAGAGTCTCGGTACGGTGGATCGCGGCCTAAAGGAACGGCCCAACCTGATCGTATTGAAGGACACCACGATGCCCGCTGTCTTAGTGGAAACAGCTTTTATTGATAACGAGGATGATGCCGCGCTGCTTACGAATAACGCGGATGATTTCGCCCGGGCCATTGCCCGCGGCATAACAGATTTTGAAGGGAGATAGAAAAAATGGATATTGAAACGATTAAAAACGAACTCAAGGAACACATTCTGGACTCGGTGCAGGAGGATGTCAAGAACGCCACCATTTCCTGGCTGAATACGACGGTGCTTCCGGCAGCCAAGGAAGTAGCGGATGCCTACACCGCTGCGTTGCAGGCATCCGCTGACAAGGAAACCGGTTGGAACAAGTTCCGCGACCAATGCTTTCTGCCGACGCTGATTGATGGCGGCCTGTGGCTGACCGGAAAGCTGCTCGGCAAAATGGCGACAGTACAAGAATAGTACGTGTAATTTATGGTACAAACCCCTTGCTATAATTGCCGGTTAGAGTGATATATGTACATGATAAAAAACGAAAGGGGTTTACTACCATGAAAATTTTGTACCATGCACAAGGAAAAACACGCAAGGAACTGGCCGATGCCATCAGCACCATTACCGGAGCCGCTAAAATGTATCAGGGGATTCCCAGCTATGCCTACGAAATTGATTGTTTTACTGTTGACCGCGACGGCAATCTTAATTTTGATGACATGATTGACAGAAAGGAAATCGAGGATTTGCTTGAAAAACTCGACAGCATGGGATTCCATGCAGAACCAGCCGAACCAATAGTGAAAGAACCTGACGATTCGGCGTCTAAGCAGGAGAATATAGACGACTTGGTGATTGCCATGCCGCGCTCCTTCTTCACCGATACGGCACTGGAAAACCTAAAGAAACTGATCCAGGCCAAGAGCAATCTTATGCTAAAAGTTTTTCAAATCGATGTGCTGCGCATGCAGGTAACGGGAGATAAAGTGTTATTCCCTTGGTTCACCGGCTGCCTGGATGCCGATACGGTCAAAGCCTACACCCATTTCATTACGGCGCTCTGCCATCTGGCAAAGAAGCAGAAACGGGTGCTGGCAACGGAACACCCATCCATCAACGAGAAATACGACTTCCGCTGCTTCCTGCTGCGGCTTGGCTTTATCGGTACGGAATACAAGGACGAACGGAAGCTGCTCCTGCAGCACCTTTCCGGTTCCTCGGCCTTTAAAAACGGCAGAAAGGAAGAACATCATGATGAGATATCCGAATAAGGAACAATTGGAGCAACTGCGCAGCGCATATCCTGACGGGACGCGGATTGTACTGGTGCAAATGGATGACGCCCAGGCTCCGCCGATCGGTACAAAGGGAACGGTTGTCGGTGTGGATGACACCGGCAGCATATTGGTGCATTGGGACAACGGCAGCACGTTGAACCTGCTGTACGGCATAGACCGCTGCCGTACAATCAGAAAGAAATAATCACACATATCATATGTATATCAAGACTGCCCACTTCGGCGGTCTTTTTTGTTGCCGCAAAGGAGGTGACGCTGCTTGCGGAAGTTGAAACGCTATCGATCTACGAAGTTCAGGGCCAAAGATTCCAAATACAACAAGACCATGGCAGACTACGCCGTGTCCTTTATCGAATGTCTCTGTCACACCAAGGGAACCTGGGCCGGGAAGCCGTTCGAGCTGATCGACTGGCAGGAGCAGATTATCCGTGATGTGTTCGGCATCTTAAAGCTGAACGGCTACCGGCAGTTCAATACCGCCTACATCGAGATTCCCAAGAAGCAGGGCAAGTCGGAACTGGCGGCAGCGGTAGCCTTGCTTTTATGCTGCGGTGACGGGGAGCAACGTGCCGAAGTGTATGGCTGTGCCGCCGACCGCCAGCAGGCATCCATCGTCTTTGAAGTGGCGGCGGATATGGTGCGGATGTGTCCGGCCTTATCCAAACGGGTGAAACTGCTGGCTTCGCAGAAACGGATCATCTACCTTCCCACGCACAGTTTTTATCAGGTATTATCCGCCGATGCCTACAGCAAGCATGGTTTTAATGTAAGCGGCGTGATTTTCGATGAGCTGCACACGCAGCCGAACCGAAAACTGTTTGATGTCATGACTAAAGGCTCCGGCGATGCCCGGACGCAGCCGTTGTATTTCCTGATTACGACTGCCGGGACGGATACCCACTCCATCTGCTATGAAACCCATCAGAAGGCGCTGGATATTATCGCAGGACGGAAGATCGACGCCACCTTTTATCCGGTGATATACGGGGCCAAGGACACCGATGACTGGACGGATGTCAAGGTGTGGAAGAAAGCCAATCCCTCGCTTGGCATTACGGTCGGCATGGACAAGGTCAAGGCGGCCTGCGAATCTGCCAGACAGAATCCCGCCGAGGAAAATGCCTTCCGGCAGCTTCGCCTGAACCAATGGGTCAAGCAGGCAATCCGCTGGATGCCGATGGATAAATGGGACGCCTGCGCGTTTCCTGTACAGCCGGATGAACTGAAAGGCCGTGTTTGTTACGGCGGGTTGGACTTATC